CTTTATCGTCGCCCTTCCCACGTCAGAGCGTGTTACTTTCTATTGTTAGGTGGAGGTTCCCCCACTGACGTCGATATTACTGACGATACCCAGTCATTAATGTTGCTGGGACCCATCGGCGATTTATGGCAACTTCGCCGAAAAGTGCAGATCGCTCTAAATGGAAGCGGTCCCTTTGAGCTAAAAGGGTTCTCAACCCCTCAAGTTTATAGAGACTCTTCTGCAGAGCAGCGTAACCTTCCAGCCTATCAGTGCGATAGACTGGACTTGGAACCCAGCAGAGTACTTCACTCCGCTGGTACTTGCGATTCCACCTCTTTGGTGGATCAAAAGTCCAAGATTGGTGACGCCCAAGCACGGCGCTATTCTCGAGTACTCCAGGAAGTTTCCCGAGTACCTTCTCTACGTGATCAAACAGTAGAGATGAAGTGCGGAAATAACCACGTTTGTAAAAGTGGTTGGCCGCAGCCAAACGAGAAAGAAGCTCCTTTGCTTGCTGCCGGCTCCTTGGCCGAACCCGATTGATGTAAACAGGTGTTACCACTTGTCCATCAAACGCATCGGTTCCACAAGATTCGCGGAATTTACCGCGATAAAAAGTCTTGTGTGCATTCACCTTACAATTGTATTTTTCAAGGTGATCAAGGACCGTAGCCGCTGCATTCGCGGGGACGATAATATCGTCACCGTAAATGTAGATATCGCGACAGACGAAATCTATGCTGTCGTGACTTACAGGAAGGTCGTGAAACCGGATCAGGGCGACTACACAGATCGTGTAGAAATACATCGCCTCGATCGGGAAACACAGAGCGCTACCCATAGATGCGAATTTACGCAAGTGGACTATACGTCCATCAGGCATCTTCGCATTCTTCGAACGACAAGCCTCGATCGCATCCTTTAGATCAGGATTTGACCGAAACATTCCTAAGGCGTAGCCGACAGGAACTCTGTCACTTGCGTCTGAGAGATCGATCGTTGCTAATCGACCGTCGTAAGAAGAGGTCAAAGCTAAACCACTATTCACCGATTGGTCACGAAAATTAATGTGACCTTTCGTGCGAGCAGTCGATTCAAGCAGTTTAACTAACTGACTCGAAATCGCTTGCTGTGCAAATTGCATACAGCAGGGTTCAATAGCAATGATCCGAGGGCTCTTTAGTGTCTTCGGAACGGGAGTGACCTTGACAGGTTGCTCATCATCCGAATGCACCAGCGTAACCAAGTCGAGCTCCTCACTTTGGAAACCAAGCTCACCCGCAGAAGCGGAGTAGCAGGAATCCAAAATGGGGAAGTAAGGCTCAAGACGCTGATGCCAACGACGCCAAACGTACTTTCTGTTTCCAGTCCGTCGATCGGCGGTCTGGCCGGGACCATGTTTAGGGACCAACATATCCACGCGTAAACCGCGTATGATATTGTCCCACAACATAGAAGAGACAAGGAGAAATCTCTTGTCATCTTCTCTCGGCAACGGGAACACGTTAAAGGAGCGCTCATTTTCGATGAAACTCTCCATGGAATGAACAACCCTTTCGGGTGTGCATTCCAGCTTAATCTTTTTGAAGGCGAGACAAATTTGTCTAACGCCAGCAACAAGGTTAGCGTAAAAACTTGGGGAGCGATCAGGTTTATAACCTTGATCATAATCGTTAATCCTTCCTGTCTCTTTATTAAAGATGCAGCCAGTCATTCCCTGCAAAAATGCGGGCAATGACCCACTCTTCCTGAAACGACGGAAGAGTTGAGGGCCGACGTAGCCTAGTTCAAGACTTTTTTCGAAGTCTCGGCTAAACTCCGGTAGGGTGATCGTCAAGAACGACACACCCTCATCTTTAAGGCGTGACTCAATGGTTTTGAGGTCACGCAAAGAGACCTTAGCGGCGCACTTGACGCAGGCGTCTTTGTAGATAGCCTGCATCACTTCCAGGTAGTCATTTACATGGCTTTTCAAACAGACCTCCTATCTAAAGGAAGCGATGTTTCCAAGCCATTCGACCGTCCCTAGCAAGCTAGGCAAGCTATCACCACGGTTTTACCGTAATCATGGTTGGCAGGATAAACCTGCACACCACTCAAAGATCCGACATTGTCGGTCTCTTGTCGAGTGCTTCCTTAAAGGCTTTGGTGTCCGAAAGAACAGGGACACTTAAATTCGTGAGATCCTCGAGTAACTCGAGGGCTCTCATATACTTGGCCAATTTGGAAGAGCGTACACCGGCCTGCAGCATAGCCTCTAAAGCGAGACTTGCTGCAAAAGACCCGTGTTCAATCGTTGCTCTCACCTTTGTAAGGCTTGGCTTCGAGTTTAGAGAAGAATTCTTCTTCTCTATCATCTGGCTAATCTTACTCAGTGGAGGTTCCGATTGACGAATCGAATTCGGTTTCGACATTGTGTGTATCTCCTGTAGGCTGTTGAACGTGCATGAGTATAACAATCTCATACACGCCCGCTCCCTTATCGTTTATTTCAAGATAAGGGGCGGAAAGGTATGGATTGATGCTGACGATACTATCAAGCAACTTGGAAAAGATTTGCTCATAGTAGTCGCCAGAACTCATAGGTAGTGTTGGATAAGAATTAAAATTATCCATCACAATCACGATTCTCGGCCATAGATTTTTCCAACCATGGTCGTGTCGTACCATGTCTTAAGTCCCGCCCATTGCTGATCGCACTCGGTGGATGTATATCCTACCTCTGGGCGATCAAGCTGGACGGACCAGATAAGAAACTCGTAGTCGTTGACAGAAGTCAACGGGTCTGCGACCATCTTTCTCTGGGAAAATGTCACTAGAGACACGACTCGCTTCTTTTTATCGCGAGTAACGGTCCTGTGACGGACGTCAAGACTAAAAGTCATGTCACTCTTCTGGTAAAGAGAGTGAGAACCCTCGCTAAGAATGCGAGGCATAGACTGTGCGACAGTGTTAACAGTGATAGATTGTGGGTCGACGATCAAATGGTTGACCTCCTAAGAAGTAAAGGAGTTAAACCGTGGGTAAGGCGGATCTTTTCCAGGGAATCCCCCCGGGCTATGCCCCACGGGAAATAAACCCTGAGTTTGTTCGACTTATGCCGATCGCACCCAGGATAGCTGCTTGACGTAGAGATAAGTTATTCCACGTCAGGTCGAATCCGTACGGACTATCTGCGACTTTCCGTGCTTTAATCTCCTGGGATCTTCTCCAGGTGAATGTACGGGTGCCAGACTGAAAGAATACGTTGGATTGTTTCACAACGGCCCGTTCAGTGTGGCGCATGACGCAGAGGTTGCGAGACACAATCCCGTCGACCACGAAGTCATCGAGCCGGTTAATATATCGACCGAACTCGGTGAACCAGTCGACGAGCCATGTCCAAGGGGTAATCTTGTAGAGCAGAGTGGGAGTGATACGAACGCCATACAGGGTCATTAACCTCTGTATAGCACCGATATAATCGTCGGATAAATTCATATCAAACTCAGGACGGTAAAAAGTAAACCATCCGGTTGCCCAGACGGTCTCCTTGATCGTCTCGTAAAGGTCAAAATAACCTTTACAAGGGATCCCATCCACAGTCCTCGTATCGCAACAACCCTGAATATCAAAACCCCAAGGCATTATGCCCGGGTAATATTCACGGTGAAGCAAACGAGTGTTTTCCTCTGCTTTCAGGACAACTCTACGCCGTTTCCAAGTACCATTGTCTCTAGTAAGATCCGAGATAAGGGAACTTTGATTCTGGTAGGTAGTAATAATCTTACCTATATCAGAAAGAAACGGTACCCATCCAAAAGCGTGGTTCAAGAAGTTATCGGCCACCACAGTAGGTGACATAGAAGCTTCAAGAGAAGTATGTATTCGTCGATTTGACTCTCGAGGGGCTCCGAGATGACTATCTCGAAGATTCCTCCAGAGATCAGCGAACGAACTCGACGTGTTTTTGGTCGTCGAAACCATACCTGGCATGTCTCGGAGTTCATAAACGAACTGCGCAACATTAGCCTTTTCCACGTGGGGCTTGAGTTTATCCCAAGCTAGAGTGTCATATCCCACAACGGCAGGTACGCCGGAAGCTAGGTAACTACCGACACTGTCGGAAGTCCAGTTTCCATCGTCAACTATAACACCATCATATTGCCACCAGTTTCCTGGTGAAAACATGTTGGATTTAGCAGCGACGGCGTACTTACCAGAGCCCGGAATCTTAACTTTAATCAAACCAAAAGGACCACTAGTTTTGTAGGGTGGGACGTTAGAACTGTCCCAACACCGTTCAAAATCTATCGATCCTCCGATGCTACCGGTCGTATTCACATTTTGTGAACTAGAGACTTGGTTGTTCTGATAAATCTTGAACACACCAAGTTTGGTACCGGCTGGAAGAGTGCCAACCCTTTGAAGGTTGGTATTCCTTTCACGATACCTCGAGAAATTGCCGCCGGATTTCGACTTACCCTTCCGCCTTCTCCTGCTGGAGGAGGAGTGGGGGCAAGAAGAATCTCCGACAAAGGCTCCGTAGATATTTTGTTTATCCATAACTACGTTGACCTCGCGATGTACCTTATAATAGGTACCGTTCGAAGCTCTACAGTAGACAAAGTCTCTGGGAACTTTAAACGTTCTCCCGCGCATCGGTTTGAAGAAACCGGGTCTAAAGGACATCAAGTAACCTCCATACGAAGTGATCGAGAGCGCTTATCGCTAAGCAACTCAGACCGCCCCTAAG